GCTCCTAATAGCTCTGCTTTGCTCATATCTGAGGTATATTCATAGCCATAGGTGTCCATCCATGATTTTATCTGTGCGATTGTATTTGAGTCTGTAGGTGCATCTGCTGAATCAATATCAGCTACAGGCACAATCATATATGCCCTACTTGCCCACCTACCACTATAATCATCTGACCATCTATTTGTTACTTCTTCACTCATAATTAATTCCTTTAAGGTGTTGTTGTTGAACGATTAGTATCACCTTTTGCATAGCCATTCGGTTCTGCGTTTGGTGAACTTTTTAAATCTGCTGATTCTGTATTGGTAGCAGTACCATGATTTGAGTTTCCACTTCTATCGTAGATAGTACCATCACCCACATCACTTAACCCTGTTGTGCCATCTAAAGCACCCATCGCAAAATAACCTAATAAATTATCTGAATAGCTATCAAGTAAGTTGCCATGTCTCGTAAGATCGTATATTGCACTAACTTCTGTTGCTGAAAGTGTTTTATTAAAAACTGAGCATTGAGTTATTTGACCATTAAGAAATAAACCAGTTACTCTTTTGCCTATATATAAAACGCTATTGGTTATATTAATACTACTTACTGACTTTGTGCCATCTAACGCTCCATTTATATAAATTCTTATTGTATCACTACCATTAAAAGTAAGAGTAGCCATAAACCAAGTATTTAAAGATATTGTAGTACCAGAGGCATTTGCAAAGTCATTAGCACCTATTTGATTTCCCCAACCAACTGTGTTATGGTCTGTACGTATAAGTAATGAATTTTCTTTATATCCTGCTATTTCTCCACTTGACATTAATACAGGGAAAGAACCATAAGCATCTAACTTAAACCAACAATTCATTGTATAAGCATTAGAACCACTTATTCCAATATTACTACTTGATGCAATAAATTCATCACTACCATCTAAGTCTATAAAATTATACGCAGAGTTTACCCCTGTGAGAAAGGATTGATCTGGTAGAACTGAGGAATAGACTAAATCACTTGTGGCTTGGTTGGTCATTGTGCCTGTGTTGCCTTTGTACTCAATAATTTGATAATCACTTATTGTAAAATTGTAAACAGCATTTGCACCAATTCTTACATAAGGGTAATAATTTGTTAAAGTAGAACTTGGTGTGAATGTCATTGAATTTGAACCTGCCCCAGAAACATTTGCTTGAGTAGCGTCAGTATCTCCTGTAACAGCAGAATTTACTCCATAATGAATCGTTGGTAAGGCAACACCCGAATTCGCAGTTATTGTAAATTCTATTTTATATGTCTTACCTGCTGTAAATGATATTTGATTTCCATAAGCATTATCATCGTTACCTTGTCCACTATCTGTATTTACTGCTGTAAAACCATCTGCCGATGCTCCTGTAAATCCTACTAAATCAGAATTATTCCATGTTCCTGTCTGCAAGTCTTGACTTATCACAGGATTGTTTACATCTACTAATAAAGGGTAAGTGTCTGATACTTCTGATTGGAGGACTTCTTTGACTTCAAAACTATTTAATACAAGTTTAGTGCCAACACTACCTGTTCCATATAGTCTTAATTTTGCACCTGTATTATCCATAAGTCCATAAGCAGACATTGTTTGCCCTGCTGTTAAATCTGTTTCTGGAGTGTCAAATATTCCTGCTGTAGCAGAGCCAAACATACTTCTAAAATACCATGTACCTGTTGTACTACTATCTACATCAGCAGTTATTTTTAAAAACTTTTGTGGCATAGTGCTTGTTTTAAAAAATCCAGAATCTGCTATAATAATATTTGTTCCACTACCTGTTTTCTCTACAACCATTTGATTGTTAGAGAAAGTAATATCTCCATTTGCCTCTTCTGTCCAATCATTAGAACTAACACCTACAAAATTTCCACTTGATGCATTTGCTAATTCAGAACCACCTAATTCTTCTGAATTACTCTCAAATGCACCCATGTCATAACCTGCAACCATTTGCTGTACTATGTCATCTGATGCACCATTTGTAATCGTACCATCGTTTGAGTTAGAACTTGAATCTGCTATGGTAGGATATGCTTTACTTGTGTCATCGCCCATTCTCCAATATCCAACAAGTCCACTAAGCGAAGATTCATCATAAGTAATACCTTTTTGGTAGATAGCGTAAACTTCTTCTGCTGATTTGGCTACATTGTAAAGAGATACACTTGATACACTTATTTGTGGGTATAGACTACCACCCCTACCAATATATAAATCATCTGAATTATCTACATCTAAGCTATTTACTCCTGTTGTACTACCCTCTAAAACACCATCTGTATATAAATATAAATTATCTCCACTTCGCACCATTGTTGTGAAATGCCAATTATTATCACTTACTGATTTTGTACCTGCTGATACTGCTACATTAGAACTACCACCTGCAATACGACATCTCATTTGGTCATTACCATTTTCCATGTATATTGTCCAACCTGCTGTATTATCTGAAAATGTTGTTTTTTTATTTATAAATGGTTGGTCGTGTTGAGCATCGCTTTTATGCCATAAGGCTACTGTGAAATCACCTGTACCAAAATCTAAAGCACTATTATCTGAAACTACAATATGGTCATTTGTACCATCAAAATCCACCACAGAAAAGCGATTATCACGCATTGGAGTAAACCTTGATTTTGCCATCTGTGAAATGGTTTGAGCATCCAAGATTGTGTTATAAATACTTGCCGAACTTATACCACCTGCAAATGTCCTAGCTCCACCTGTATTATTACCAATGAATAAATTTTGACTTGAATCATCAGCTACAGTTCCAGAAGGTGCATCACCCTCTGTAACTGTTACGCTTACTCCATTAATATAAAAAATAGGATTATTAGATGTAGAACTATTATTATATGCTACAGCTACATGATTCCATGTATTTAAGGCAACAGTAGCTGTGCTATCCCAGAATCCTACAGTAGAATCAAACCCATGAGCAAATCGTAGTTCACAATTACCACTACTTTCGTCTGTTACTAAAAAATAAAAACCATCAGCACCCGATGTAGCTGTTGATTTGTCAAAAATTCTACCAAAATTATTTTCTCCATCACTTGATGGATTTATCCAAGCAGTAAGAGTAGCACCACCAACAAACACATTGTCTATTGAGGCATCAGAACCAAGTTCAACCACATCATCCGTACCATCAAAATCAGTATAGAAATCACTTCTGGCGATTGAGGTTGTGGATTCTGGTTCTGCTTTGTCTCCACAGCGTAGCCATAGTTCAAGGTTAGCCGTACGATCTACTGCATAAGCCGTAGAGTTACTAAGATCAATTACCTTGCCATTGTTGTATATGGATGTAACATCTGACTCAGTTAAGTACGCATCCCACATGGCAACTTCGTCAATCTGACCATTAAAAAAAGAATTGGGTGTACCAAGATGATTACCAGAACCTATTGCAAAATGACTACCATTTTCTTCGACTGTGCTATTTGTTGCAGTTGTCTTTAATACTCCATTATGATATAATTTTTGTTCTCCATTTTTTGCTGTAAATGCGACATGTTGCCATTCACCTGCTACGATTGTACTCGTAGATTGAACATTGAACGAACCATTTGATGCCTGACCATATAAAGTTGTGCCATTATGTGATATTCCTGCACCATAACTCTGGTTCACACCAGAAACCCTACCAACTATTGACCTTTCACCAGAGGATGTATTGGTTGGTTTTATCCAAGCTGACCAAGTTGTTCCTGATGCACTAGTTTCGAATAAATCAAGTGATGGTATATGTAAATAATCATTAGAACCATCGAAATTAATTGAATGAGTTGAGCTAAATGCTACCCAATTTTTCCATCTGGTCATGAATGAACCAGAGCCACCATGTTTGTTAAAAAGTCTTGTATTTAAGCTAGTGCCTGTACCTTCTGCCCAATTCCTCCACTTGGTATTATTAGAAGTACCAGATGCACTTTCAGAATCTAAAAAATCCCCTAGATTAGTATCTAATGATCCTCCACTATCATCGTGATCATACTGTTCTTTTAATTTACTATTTATACTTTCTGGCATATTTTAAATCTTTATTTTAAGCAGGGGGGTAGTTGCCCACCCCCCATATTATTGATTAGCTATTAAGAAGTAACCTGTGAGTGCATTTCAACACCATAGCCATCTATGATTTCTGTAGCACCACAGAAACTAGATACAACGATGTTAGAGCGTAGGTAAGAACCTTCCCTGTACTCTTCAACTCTCATCATTTCACCTGCATAACCAAACCCTAGAGCCTCTGGTACAAATACGCCACCTTTTACAGCATTTGATGCTACTGTAAACTCAGGTGAGCTATGGATTCCAATACCTGCGATTCTGCTAACAAAACCACTTCTAGCACCTTCATCCTGTATTCCTGCACCTGCAAACTGAGCCTGTGTAATAAGGTCATTATGGATTCCATAAGTTCCCCATATCTGTCTAGGATCAAGAACTGCATTTGGCTGACCGGGAGCAGAGTTTTCTTTTAAGTGAGCAAGACATTGAAACAAGTCATCTACATCTATTGTAGTAGATGCACCACCCACAGCATTTGAAAAACCATCATACAACGCATTTACTAGAGAATCTAACTTAGATGCCATAGCGTTACCTGCCAATGCACCTGCGTTAGCATATACATCATCAGCATTTGATAGTTTAGCCTCATCATAGATAGGTAGCATCACACTATACATATCCAGAGTGATTGTTTTCTTTTCAGAATCCAATGCTGTGGAAGGGGTTACTGTACCCTCTGCTGTGTTAGCCACATCTGCTGATGTTACTGTGTTAGAACCTGCATTATAAGCAATAAAAGTAATCTGGTCTGCTTTTGGTTCACTCTTTTGAGACACCAAAGGCACAGATACACTTGCCTCACTAAATTTAAGAATAGCCTCTGCCTCGATAACCTCTAAAAGGCTACCTGCGTAATTACCGCTATCTCCTGTTGCCATTATTTACTCCGTTTCTTTCCAAATATAGAATCCCACTTATCTTGAGAAATATGAGAAAATGTTGAGCGTATATCAGAGAATGGTACTTTTTCCTGTCCTACAGACATTCTAAACCCTTCCTCATAAGGAACTTGCTCGTTCCCTACCATATAGATATGCTCCCTATCTTTCGTAATAGCAGATTTAATATCCCCTTGAATCTCTAACCCTGTTGTGGGGTTATTATCTACCGATTCGAGATGTGAACTTTTCTTTAATTTGCTCATAAGTTGATCTATCTATTTTCCCAGATACATGATCTTTTACTGCCTCTTTCAAGGTAGCATAACCCTGCATCCCTGTAGAATCAGATGTATCTACACTTGGAATATTCGATTTTTGATTAATTATTTTACCATGAACTGATCTAAGCACCGTTAGACTCAATCCCTTAAAATCTTCCCTATCTTCTTCTGGGAAGTCTGAAAGCAGTTTATCTTTCTCTGCTGTGCGTTCAGCTTTATACTGCTCAACTACAGGAGTAAGCTCACTAAGCTTTTTGGCTCTTTCTTCAGCGAGTGTTTTCCACTCTTCATTTTCTTCCATCTGTTTCTGCCTCTCAGCCTCTTGAACCTTCTCTAGTTCAGCTATCTTAGATTCTGCTTTCTGCAATCGTTCTTTCTTTTGCATGACCTCACGCAACAGTTCAGACTCACGATCACTAATATCTGTACTGCTCTGGCTTTCAGTAGCCACCTCTTGTACATTCTCTTGTACTTGTTCTTCCATTGTTTCCTCCATGTTAATGAAATCTATCTGCCTATTTTAAAGTTGATAGGCTTTGCAGTTTCTTTGTCTGCATTTCTTTTAATTCTTTGCCTCGCCTCTTGCTGTACAATCTTTATGGATTGATTACTGAGTGGTTTCTTAGCTGTTGTTACTGCTCTGCCCATATCCTCATTCCATTGTATTTTCTTTGCATTTGTACCACTCCATCCGATTGTAACACTATCTGGAGTAAATCCTCTTACCTGCAATCCATTCATCATATCACCTGTAAGTGTAAGATTTACTTTACTGCCCCCACTACCCCTTCTTATACGAGGCTTACGATCTGCATATCCCTCACTATACTCATTAAAATCACGATTAAATACATCCTTACCCTTCTTCTGTGTCTGTACTCGTATCTCATCGGTGATCTCGTTTCCTACTTCCCTCCAGAACTGCTTATCAAACTTTGGTATGTTTGCTAGTTTACCCAACTTTGATACCTTCAACAGTTACAGGGTTAAATCTTTTATTAAATCTTTTCTTTTTATCTATAAGTGATGATGCTTTATCTGGCTTAATAAGTTGCTCTGATCTGGATGTTTCTCTTGCCCATCTATGTCTGCAATTAAATCCACCTGCGTTACTAAATGTGTTGGGATATTTAGACTCTATCTCTGCTCTGGTCATTGAACCTTCACTAGCCATTAGTAAACATATATCTCTGGTCTTTTGGTCAATCACACCTAAGTAAACATATCTAGCATCAGTAGGATCAAGCTCTGCCATCTCTACTGTTACATTACGCTCAAACTGATTCAAAGCAGTATTAGCCAGAGTCTCTGCTTGATCTGCTCTTAAAACGCCACCTGCACCCTTTAAAATGCCATCTGCTATCTCTCTTTCAGTAGCACCTGCTATTATTCCCCTAGCTACTTCCTTCTTTATAAGTTCACCCATTACCCCTGCTTGTTTAGCAAATGAGTTTCTATCTATACGCTGTAAGGCTGTTAAGGATTCTGCTGTTACTGTGCCTGTCATTTCCATCGCACCTAATACACCCTCATACTCTAGCATGAGCTTATCTATATCAGCATTTAGATTAAGTTGGTTTAAAATAACATCTTCCATATCCAACCCCTGTAATACAAGTAGTATCTCATTCTTACTGAGTCCTTGCCTCTGTAGATCAAACACCTGCTCTACAAGCTCTTTCTGGACTCGCTCAACTGCTTTAGCATATTCTAATGATGCTGATTCTTTAGCCACGCTGTAATGCCTCTAGTAATTTGTTTGTAGGTTGTTCTGGTTGCTCTGGTTCTAGCTGTTGCATCTTTAACTCTAATTCAGCCTCATCTATATCTGGGTTGAACTTCCTTATAAGCTCCTCACGAGTAATTAAGTTATGTTCCATCAAGAACTCTAGCTTGTTGCGTTCTTCTGTCCATGTCATTGGAAAGCCTACCTCTGGATAGTCCACGCTGTAATTATCTGATAGATTAGCACCCTCATGGACTCTAAGCACTTCCCTATCTACTTCATATCTTTCATGCTCAAAGTCTCTAAAGATTGGAATATCAGACTCTCTGGTTTCTATGTTATCTACAGATAGAATCTTTAATGCCTCACCACTTGGAGGTGCTGATGATTCACCCCATCTGATTGTTAAGCTATGATTCTGCCCAACTTGGTTAATTAAATCTTTAACAGATTGAATCATCTGGGTAAGATTAGCACTTGGACTTACATAGGACATATTTGCACCTTCTGGAAGTGCAATCAAACGATCTACTCCAAATTTTAAGTAAGGTGGTATCTCTGTATCTAGTCCTGTAATAACAGGTGAACCCATCATTAACCTAGTCGCTATCATAACCTCAGTCCACGCATTACTCGCATGAACAGCACACCTAGTAACATCAAAAGCATTTGTATTGAACTCTACTTTAGTAATAGGAATAAGATCATAAGGGTTTACCATTTCAAGATTGTTACCTACAGGCATCATCTTACCATTTAACTTGAAACGAAAGTGCATCCCTTGCTCACCATCCATAGGTTTACTCCAAAATACAAACTGCCTATCTCCGTTATGATCCCGATGTATCTCGTAGCTAACACCATACACTTCACCATCAAATACATACTCTTTAACAATGGGGTGTAGCTTATACTCAATGCGTTGCATCTTTTCATTATATACAGATTGCAAGTGGCAACTACCCAACAACCAAGCAAGTTCCCCAAACTCTCTAGTCTTGGTATCTAAGTTGTGAGCCTTATCATCATAATATTCATTAAACTCACCATTAATAAATCTTTCAGCAGGTTGCTTTAATAGCATCAATCTACTTTTAGCAAAACGCTTAACCAACGACATCAATACAGGTGGAATCTGAGATAGAGATTCTGTGCTAAAATACTGCTGTATATGCTCATCTAAGTTTCTATTGTAATAAAAATCTAATGATGTGTTCTTTTCAGCAATCATATCATCTAGTGCATTATACTCAGCCTCTTTAACTGAACGCAATACTGCCTCTTTACCGAGGTCTGGGAGCATTATTTTATCATGTAATTCCATTATTTATTCTTCTTTTTTATATGCTTAGTTGTAGATATTTGGTATGGCTTACCTTTTCTGTTTTTCCTCCCTTTCACAATGGTTTTAACTACAACCTGTTGCATTTTTTTACCTTGTGATATAATTATTGTTTCACTCATTATGATATGGCATAATCATTTGCCTCTGTATATTGTTGAATGTACTCCCCAATCTCAGCTTTTTTTTTAAGATGTAAATGTTTCCCATAGTAATGCAAGAATACAAAAGTAGTAATGATTCCTACTACTATCCCTAATAAGAACTCTACCATTCTGTACTCATAGCAACACGCTTTATAATAGGATGCTTTAATGCTATGTAATAACTACAGGCATCCAGAGCATGAGTAAGAGATATATCTTTAGTTTTCTCTATCTTACCTGCTCTATCTCTTTGACATTGTTCTAAATCTTTTATTAAATATTTACAGGATGGATCAACTGTCATTTTCACCCTGCCATTCGCATCCTTTAACATTCTATTAAGTGCATTAATTCTATCTATTACAGGTGGATTAGCTTTCTTTGCTATTACTTGGAATCCATAATCCTTAAGTATCTGGTGATCTGATTTGTGGCTTGTAGTTGATCTGGCTGAACCTGCACTATCTGGGTAGCATGGTATATATGGAGCTATCTTCTTCATAGCCACAGCCATCTGCTCTGTGTTGCTATTTGATTGCCTTATCTCATCAAAGTAGTGTATAGAACCATCTGTATATTCACAACCTAGTACAGCAGACATATAATCCACATTAAAATCAATACCCCAGAATAGGTTAGGTGATAACTCTTTAGCCTGTTTAATATGTATCTTCCTATCAAAATTATAAGCCACTCTGTTACCTGTAGATACAAAATCAGCCATGAACTCACTCTTAAATGTTACCTCATCCATTGTGGATTTAGCTTTATTTACCTCCTCTTGCGAGACAAAACCACCCTGTACTGTAGTGTACTGCCATGACTTCCAATCTGGATCATCTGATTGACCTCTAAGATAGTAATCATATAAGTGGTCAAATGAGTTAGGTGTACCAATAAATAAAGTCTCACCTTGTGTAGTTGTTAGCATAGGATAAATAATCTCTTCATATACGTTTGGTTTTATATAACTAAACTCTTCCATCACTACCTTATTAAGTGTTGCTCCCCTAAGATTGTTTTCTTGTTCTGCACCTTTAATTGAAATCTCTGCATTATTTGGTAGTTTAATAGATAACTCTGATTCGTTGATCGTAGCTCCCTGCCATTGTCGAAACACAGAACGTAATAATGGGAATATTACCATCTTCCCCTGCCTGTATGTCGGTGCAACAAACCACCTGCGTTCTTCTGGCTGTATCTCTTCGTGAAGTAACCACAGAACCGATAAGATACTCTTTCCCCATCTTCTCCCTGCAACAACAACCTTCATCCTCTCTGGACTCTGGATTATTTCTTTTCGTATCTGATTTATTTGCCAATTAATCAACTGTTATAATTTTAATAGGTTCATTCTTATTAGTTACTTCTCTTATTTCTTTAGCCTTACCTTCTGTTCTATCAGCTATAAACTGAACTGCCCACGGTTTACCTTCCAGAGCGTATTGAAATACTTTATACATAATAACATCGAGCTTACTCTTACCATCAAGTGTTCCTTCTTCTTCACCAATCTTTTTAAGTATATCTGGTATAGATTGAGAGCCTTTTGGTCTGCCTTTACCAACAGATGCAGTATTTCCTGCAACGAATTGCCCTTTATTATTCCGATTACTTCCGTTTTCAATCGGCTCAACTCTCTGCTCTTTCAACTCTTTCTGCCTTCTTCCCACTAAACTCCTCCCATCTTTTTACTATAACATCACAATAATGTGGATCAATCTCCATCCCATAACACTTACGATTAGTTTTCTCACAAGCTATTAAGGTTGATCCAGAGCCAAGAAATACATCTAATACAATACCTTCCTCATGGTTTAGTATAGCTTTTACTGCTAACTCTACAGGTTTTTGTGTTGGATGCAGTTTATTCTTACCATCTTTATTTATTTCCCAAATAGTATTTTCTGTAGAACTACCACACCACTTAGTTGTTTTATTTTTTGCTTTCCAATAAAGGCATGGCTCATGTTTCTGTTTATATTGAGCATTCATTGCTGAATAACCACCATTCTTAACCCATATAACTAGTGCGTGTATATCTCCAACTAAATCAATGGAATTATATATATCTTTTGCTTTTGTACCTGCAAACCATGTGTATATACCACCCTCACAAATATCAGCAAGTATAGGTATAACTAAATTATAAATTGATTTATCATCATTTTCTAATTTCTTACGCTGACCTCTTTTTACTCCATCCTTAGTAAATTGTATTCCACCATCATAATCAACTCCATAAGGAGGATCAGTAAATACCATATCAGCCTTTTTACCATCCATTAGTAGATCAACATCTTCTTTTTTTGTAGCATCCCCACATAATAAACGATGATCTCCTAATATCCAGAGATCACCTGCTTGTGTAATAGGCTCTTCTACTTCTGGTATCTCATCATCATTAATCAATCCCTGTTTAGATTCATCTTCGTAGAATTGTAAGTCATCGTTACTAAAACCCCACTCTGTAAGTTCCCCCACATCAAAGTAATTAGCCAAAGCATCATAATCCCACTCACCTACATTCTTATTTAATCTAATGTTTAGTTCTTTTTCTTGGTCATAGGATAAGTCAATCTCAACACATGGAATAGATTCTAGTCCTATCTCTTTAGCTATGCGTAGCCTTTGGTGTCCACCTACTAGGATGTTTTTTCTGTCTTTGTTTTTGTTTACTATGAGGGGATCAACTAATCCGAATCTGTTTATAGAATCTTTTAGTTGTGTATATTGGTCTTTGGTTAGCTGTCGTGGATTATATTCAGCCATTACCAAATCATCGGCAGGATAATATGTAATATTAATATCTGTCATAAAAAGCTGTAGCTACAACTTATATCGTTTCCTGTCTATCGCTAAACAACCATTTCGGTCTTATAATCATTACTCTGTAACGAGTGAGGCACGATAAAGCCTCTATAAATAACGAAAAAAGTCAACCATATTTAGGTGTTTTTAAGGTAAAAAATAGGGGTAAGAAACTCTAAGCTCTAATATTGTTAGAGTTAAAAAAATAAAAATAATTTTTAGATGTCAACCTAGATACTTAAAAAAGTGCCAAATTCGTCAACCACTTAATCTATTAATTATATTGGTTAGTGTATCACATGATCTATCTATTGTTTTGGCTACAGATTGTTTACTTATCTGGAAATCCCTAGCTATATCATCATAAGATTCTCTTCCTATGTAGTATTTAGCCATAAACAATTCAATTTGTCTATGTGTTGCCTCCTGTGCAAATAAAATACCTGCTAATAAGAGATTCATTTTGTTGTTTTCTAGTTCTTTAATATCCCACTTCTCTTTATGATCTCCATCGTATCTGCCACACATTTCGCATGGTTCTATTTTGTTCATTCTTACCTCTGGTATGTGATTGGGGTAATGCTAGTAGCCTAATGCCAACCAGACTACTAGCTTTTTGTTTTCATTTGTTAGCCTCTTCTTTCAAATAAAAACTCTAGAACAGAAACATCCTAGTTAGCATTTATTTTGTCAAAAGAGACATTATTACTGTGTAAGTAATTCTTTTATTTTAAAATTGATCTCCTCAACTCTTTTTAAATCTATTAGTTTAAAATGCCCCTGCTCAGATAATAAGCTACTTATCTCTTCTAGCAATTTTCTAATTTCTTTATCCATTAATTACTCCTATTCCTTAAAAAATCTTTTATAGTTTTAAATAAAAATGTAGCTAAAAATAACCACAAACCTATGCCAATGGGTATTAATACCAACGCTATACCAAATGCCAATAAGTTTATAATTATCTCATATAGATTTATAATAATCATTTACAATTCCTGCATATTTCTCTTGTTTTACCATAAGTAGGAAAATCATCATAGTAATTTATTACATCCTTACTGCTACCACCTATCCTACTATTATTCTCCCAGACCTTTCTGCACTTAGTACAATATTTTAAATATCCATCTGAGTTCTTAGTATAATTCCCATTCCTAGATAAAGTGTTTATTATTTCTCTTTCTATAATATCCTTAACAATACTCATATCTGACTACCCATCAATTTATTATATGTTTCTTTTGTAAAATCTTGAGATTTATCTATCTTGGGTTTTTCACTTACTATATCTACCCCACAACAATTAGAACTGATATAAAAATCACGCTTACTGTGTAAAAACATATCATCACCACACTTCTCACAATAACCACGATACATACCAGATTGCATCTTCTTAAACGCTTTTTTATTGTTTTTAGCAGTAGGCTTAATAATAACATCTTCCCATCGTTCACCATTTAGCCAAACATTTAAAGCAGGGGTAAACTGTGGATCAGTATCTTTCCAATTATTTAAAACTTGGTTTTTAAAAGATGTGTAAATCGTGTTGTGATCTACTTTCTTAATAACGATTAAATACTTTTGATAGGACTTCTTTTTATTGACCTTCTTAGGTACTAATGACCATAATTCTTCAAACTCTTGAACATATATATTATTATTATTCTTCTTATTCTTATTGTTTAGTGTTCGTTTGTTGTTCACTTGTTGTTCACTTTGTTGTTCATCTAGCTGATAGTCTGTCCACCTAAGTATTGATATTAAGCGACATCGGGGATTTGTTTGTTGTTCAATCTGTTGTTCACTTTCAAAGGTTTTTAAAATTCGTTGTATTTTACTCTCATTGATTTTTAATTCCTTAGATATAATCTTTCTGCCTGTAATAAATTGACCTGCTTTTAGTGTAACTCTTTCCCCTTCATATATGGTGTCATAATCAGAGTGAGTAGCATTTAATAGTAACCACATCCAGACAGCAAGATGATCTGTGTCTTTCATCACTATGGGATTATCCAGAGTCTTGCGATGCAGTTTTATCCAACCATTACTCATTTTTTATTTTCCAATATCTCATAAAATAATTCTGGTGGTATCTTAGATTTTTCATAAGCGTTCTTTAAACCCTGTGTACCTGTTTGGCTACCTCTTGGTGCAGGTTGATGATGGCAATCTTTATTACCATTATAGCATGGGTTTCTTGGAATCCAATTAAAATCATTAGTCCAGATGTCTGTGGGTTTTGCTCTTGTATCACCATACTTACAATACCAAACAGTATTTCTTTTCTCTGTTCTGTTCATTATACTTAGTTTTCTGAGCTTACCTCTAGGATTTTCAATATAATAATATTTAGGTTTTAATACTTCAATGATAAGTATAGTTCTTCTGATTATATGTAAACCCAATTTTGCTTGTTCTGTTTTAGGTGTATGGTCTTTATTCCAATGCTTACCTATACTAGCTACACTAAAAAAGGTACATGGTGGACTTGCCCAGATAATATCTGGTCTATAAGGTAATTTATAAGGACTAAAATCAAATATATCACATACTACATCAATCTTATCAAATGGTTCTGAATCAGTTGTATATATATTATGACCTAATTCTTCAGCTACTTTACTGAATGACCTAGAACCTGCAAATAATTCTAATGTGTTCATTTTACATAAGACTCTTGATATACATTCATATTCCTACCATAAACATACAAATAATCTTTCTTAACTAAATATGCTACTTTATAAGCATAATCACCTTTACCAACAAATCTAACAGGCTCAAATTTTTCCCTGTGTATCATATCTTTTATTTGCTCTGGTCTGATCCAGATAAATGTACTGTCATCCAAATGAAATACCCACCAATCTGCTTTGGTAGTGCTTAATGCAGATGGTTCACCATTCATTAATATTTCAACTACAACATTTCCTGTATATTGTGATTTAAAATCCTTCTTAACCTCTACAGATGTATCTATTTCGGGTATAAATATATCAAAATCTTTAAAATATCCATCTTTGATATAAGCACTAGGGTATTTGTTTTTAATGCGATTTAAAACGATTTTCTCTGATTGCTTTCCTACTTCCAAAGATTGATAAAAATTATTCACCTAGTAATATCTCCATTATATCATTGTAATCAGCATCTATATATTTTTTAGGGGTGTTCTTTTTAACTAATAATTCATCATACCACTTCTGACCTCGTTGCTCTATTGCCCATGTAACAAACTCAGCAGGTGTTTCATGTGCTGAGAATTTTGGACTAAACTTATGACACCCCACACATAAGCAGAATCCATTATCTATATCCCATCTAACTGAGTAGCACCTTCTTCCATGAAAATGATGTGCATTTAAAATTTTGGTTTTACCACAAACCTCACACATCCCAAACTGCTTGATTCTATTTGACCAAGCAGTATCCAACTTTTTAATCAAGGTTTTTTTCAAAAAGGCAACCCATCATTAGGTTTATCATTTTGATCTTTTTGATTATGGGTTTGTTCCCACCTAGCTAATCCATCTACAGCCACTTCCATCAGTTCCCTAGCTATCTGTTCAACTTGCTCACCTATATCAGAATTACCATCTATGCCTTGTTTCATTACTATCTGTGTAGCGTTATTAATGCACATTCCCCAAGTGATGCCATAGTTAGTATTGGTTTTAGGAAAAACGCTCGATTTAGGGGGTTTTTCAGCGTTATTTGATGGTTCTGATGCCCCATTCATGGGTGTAACAGTCCATCCTGCATACTTACCATTCTTCCCTTCCATCTCTTTCAACATAATCTGTACTGTACTGCCAGACTTATGTCCTGCTAACTTATTATACAATGCACCACTAAACTCAAAATCAGTTGATTTACCAATTTTAAGCTCTACCCAATTACCTTCAGAGTTCTGAAACCATTTCACTCCAGAACCATCGGTAATATCATGCCCCACCATTTCAATGGGGATAGTGTATCTATCATTCTGAAAATTATCTTGAGTGATCACAGCGTTTGTTGGATCATCAAGTAACTTCAAATAAATACCTGTATTAAGATGTAGGTCTTTTTTTATTTCAAAAGCCATATTCCTCTCCTATGTTTGTTAATTAAAGTCTTAGTAGTTGGTTAAAAATAAATCCCAACCAGAATGATATAAAATATGGTGCTATTCTTTGAATCCAATACATTACATATTCGATTAAATCCCAAATAAAATCCATGATCAACTCCTTTAGTATGTGTGGTTTTAACTTCATTTCAAAAGCTTTCTAATCTTGCGAGTAACATATCTGTTTAATTGGTTTGGTTTATATATTACTACATCTAAATATGGTTGTCTATCTTTGTATTTTTTGAATCTTAATTTAATATCGTCTGCAACTTCTTGTTCAGTATTTCCCATAGCACTTGTAAAAGCAAATCCATGCTCAGTCTCATATCTTATTTCTGCGTGATAATCAAAATCGTGGTTTACATTATCCATCTAATGATCCTACTAAATCTTCCAAATCTTTAATCTCAATATCTTGATCTATTACAGATTTTGTTTCTATTAATTTTTTATACTTCTTCAAAATCATCAAAATTATCTGATACTCTTTGTCTGTGCATCCTACTATTTTCTTGTGTCTGCTTTGAAAGTCTGCCAGACTCTTTAATGTAGTTATTGACATCATCCTCTAGTTTCTCCACTTGGTTATCTATTTCATCAAACAGTTCTGCCATTTGCTTTGTACTTAAATCACCCATCTCACCTGTTGCTAAAAATCTTATTATTCCTAATCTGGATTTTACCAAATTGGAGAGAGAGTTGAGACCAAAAAGAACAGACTCTTTGGGTGCGAAGTCCGATGAGCCCGAACACAAGAAGGTTATAGCAGTCCCAACCCTCTCAGAACATACCTTTTGATGGCTACTTTTAGTTTTGGATGGTTGCCCAAGCAACTCGATGACTGCATTTCGGTCATCACCATCTGCTAACCTATCACTAGAAAATAGATTCAGTATGTATTTAATCATTTATTACTTACCCCCTATATTTTATTGTTTAGAAAATCTGTTAAATCACCAAAGCAAAAATCATCATCTTCGCCTAAGTCTGGTAATCCAAAACCAGAAACAGTAGAGTAACTAGGAATTGAAATAGTATCTCCATATTCTAAAGCTATGTTTGATTGTTCTATGATCCATTTTTTTACTATGGTTCTAACCTTAGATTTTCCCATACCTTTTAAGATAAGTTTTTTATAATCCATCCTACTTACCCCCTTGAGAAATATTGTCATTAATTGCATTGGCTTTTATTAGCTTTTCAATAACTGAATCAATATCTTTTTCAATATTGAATTTTGTTATTGCTTTTTGTGGTATTTGTTTAATCCACTTAATGACCTCTAATTCCCTATTTTTTAAAAGGTTTGGAAGTATTGAACTATCTTCTGTTTCTTTTACACTTGCTCCCATCTTTTGAACAAGAATTGAAACTATTATGCTAGTTTCATTTTTATTAAAGTGTATTTGTGTTTTCATGTTATCATCCTTTATATGAGACACCGAGGGAGATGATAACATTTCCCCAGAACAGGGTTTGGTGTTGCCCTCGGTAGTCTCTAAATTATTGTATTTTAATGTTATCATCACCTAGAGTATCGCTATAAGCAAGTTCAGATGCAAGAAAATAAATAAAATAAAAATAACCCACAATGTAACGATAGACAGGATTCATTACATCATGGGTTATTGGTAGCGTAATATATTAACTGAGTTGTTCTCTTAATTTTAAAGAGGCACTAAATCTCTGGAAGGCTACTTCTGTGAATTTAATAGGTGAGTCTAAGCGTACATAATGATAACTAGAATCATCATAGTACACGAATTTTTTAAAGTTAGTTACATCCTGCTCAAAGCTGACCAGATTGTTTTTAAATGTTTGTGATATATTACTAAAGTTTAATTGAAATGTCGTTTTAGGTTCGTGTCTTTTATTAGCATATTCTACACCACCATAGCTAGTATTCAAATCTGTAGCAAATATTTCCTGTGTAGTTATACCTATATCTGGCTCATTTTCAAATTCTAAAGGAACACCCATAATAACTTCTGCTAAACCTGCATAATCAGCATGAACGGAACGAGCATACCAATATCTAGCAGTTTGAGATGATGCACTTACCAAATCCCAACCGGGTGGAAACTGATCATTTGATCCAAATAATGTACCGACATTAGTACCTGCACTATTATAATACCACGCTAAATTATCTTCTTCCTGTGTTGTGGAGTTATTATAGCTTAATATATCAGTTACTGTAACATTTGAACCAAAATCAATCCTTAGTGTTTCTTCATCCCCCATACTTGTTACAGCTAAACTCAAGGACTGATCTGCTATTGCGTGTTCATTAGTTATATCTGTAGATGATGCAGTAAAAGCACCATCTGAAGGATTATGATCTCCCTCTGTTATGGTTGCATTTAATATATTTACTGAATCATAATAAAATTTCTTAGCCATTTATATCTCCCTAGCTGTAATCTTTAAAGAACCTGCTGATCTTTGTAAATCTGTTATCATAAATTTATAATCATCCCATCCTGTTGAACCTGCAAATGGTAATACAACGCTATTAAAATTTATTGCTATTATATCACCAACATCTAAGCCTAAATATTTTGTATTTACAACTGTAAAACTTATAATAATTCTTGGCTGACCAAGTATATGGTCATAATAACTATAAAAATCATCATTTTTATTTGATGATGGACTTGTAGGTATTGTTGGACTTACATACGCATCTAGTTTTATGGTTTTTTGATTTTCATTAGATGCGATATTAAAATTAGATAATAATGTAGCATCATCATCAGATGCAGATGTTGCACTATTAATGTATTTATCTTCAGCAGGATGTTTTTCGTATTCTATCTGCATTTTTGTAGTTAATGAATTAACAGGTGTGCTAGATATATCTAAGTCTGTTATATCTGAATCTGTAAGTGTTGCACTAGCTGATGGTGAATTAGGGATAAAGATGTATTGAAAATCACCCTGCCCATTAAATCTACCAATAAAACCCCCTTCAAAAGCTAACCTTTCTAAAATATTAATTAAGGGAGTGGACTCTAAAATCCAATATCTTATTTTCCAATTTCTGACACTATTTATATTTAATCCACTACTCCAATTTGTTGGAGTTCCAGAGTAAGATGTAAACCTTGTAAGTAAGTCTCTATGTGCCTCATGTATCTCAGTAATATCTGCGTTACTGTTCCATCCATTATCTTTTAAACCATCTTCACCTGTATATGCCATGTTTATATCTTTGAATGTTTCATCTGAATCTTTAAATAATACTCTTAAAAAAACATCTGATATGGAAAGATCACAGCTAAATGTCTGACCACCAACTGAATCCTCATTTGCTTTTACTTTTATTAATATATATTGTGGATAGCTTGATGTATCTACAAAAACCCTAACATCTTCTTGAGTATCAGATGTGTTTGCAGTATGAGTTGCAAATAAAACAGCATCAGCATTATCATTAACACCCGGACTATCACCTTCAAATTTTCCAAATAATTTAACATTACCAGAATTAGTAAAGTTTTCAATTTTATAAGTGATAAAAATTCTCATTGAGGTAGTGTCATCTACAATACTTCCAAAATCTAATTTAGGCATATTCAAATACATATAGGTAATGTCTGTATCTCCACTTCCCCCAGATACACTAAATGATTCAGTAGCATAAGTACCAGAATTACCATCTATGGCATTTTCTTCATTGTTAAATGTTGCCACACCACTCTCACCATTAAAGGGCGATCCTGAATCAGAATCCCTAGCCTCAAATGGATGGATATTCATATATCTCTTTCCATTATCTCTTAATTCAGTAACAAATCCACCTAACTTATTTATATTATTAGATGATGTTTCATTTGCTCTTAAAAAAGCATCTTTATTTCTATTATAAACATGAACATGAGCATCTCCTGTGCTTGATTCTATAGAGGATGCAAAAACCTTTCCATCGTGCATAGTCTGAACAAATGGGATAGGTCTTAAATCTTTCCCTGTTGTAGCACCCTCACTATTCCCTGTGTAATCACCATAGGCTACAGGGAAATATATATTATCATTATCTGAGCTTGAAGTTTTTAAAGTTGGTATAGAAATCTTATCCCAAACTCTCTTGGCAACAATAGATAAATTTATTTTATCTACTGTGTGAGATATTTGCTCTAATCTACCATTATATATCTGCACACAATCAGCTATATCAACATCATCATCTGGTTGTATAAATATTTTAACAGTTCTATTTATATATTTATTTGTACCATTTAGTAACTGCCTTGAAAAATGTGTGCCATTCCCATCAATAAAGTTGGCTAGAGTTACTGATACATTTGATGTTTTAGCTGTTGAAGTTTCGAGATTAATTGACTCTCTGATAGTGGCTTTATTTAAAACACATCCCCTGTAGTTTACACTTGTAACAGTTGTATCATAATAACTAACTCCAAAAAAATCAGTAGCACTTTCATCATCATAGAATAATTGAAATAACCAATTTTCTTTTAATACTGTTTTTTCAGTCCATTTACTTGATAGCGTTAAGCTCATGCAGTACCTAAACTTTTTGCTCGTTCTATAGCAGGTATTATAGAATCAACTACTGTTTCATCTACAAGTGGTGCTGATATATTAATTGTTATACCACTATTCGCCACTAAATTTTCTTGCTGTGCTTGATTTAAAATCAACTCTCCTGCTGTAGCCATCACAGGAACAACATCACCTCTACTTGGATCACCTTGAACTATACCACCCTGTGCAAACTTTGGTACTGCTTGATCAAATAAACTAGCGACAGCTATTGCACCTGCTGAACCTGTAATTAATCCTATAAGCCCCTTTCCCATTTCTCTAGCAATCAATCTAGCTGTAGCTTCAGCAAGTAATGATTTAATTAAATTTCTAGCACCAGATAAACTTGTTACAAATCTTTCATCTTCAGCCATTTTAGCTAATTTAGATTGCTCAGTATTGCTTTTATTTGCATCCTTTATAACATCTAACGATTTTGCAATATCATTATTTACCTTAACAGTCTCATTTCCTTTTTTTAATTCTTCATTTTTAAGTTCAATTAATTCATCTCTTTCTTTAATTAATTTACTTATCATATCAAGTTCGTGGTGCATTTGTTCTACTAAGCCTCTTCCTTGATCAAAGGCTCTTCTTCTTAACTGATTATGTCTTTCTGTAGAGCCATTTAATTCCATTCCTGTAGCACCTAACCCCTGTATAGCCTCTGTTTGAAATTTAATTGAATCAGTTAATGATTGAATTTCTACATCATATTGAGAAGTTTGCTCAGATGTTTTTTCACCCACATTTAGATACTCTTGCCAAAATTTAATCGCAGTTTTTAGATGTGGTGCTAATGTTTCAAATACAGGAATTACTATTGTACCTATATCTTCTGCCATATCACCAAGTTCGTTTTTTAATTGATCAACAGAACCTGCATAAGTATTAGCTTGTGCAGATGCTTGTCCTTCAAATAATTCGCCCATTACCCTAACAGCATCTCCTGCTTTCATTTGTTCAGCAGTTAAATCTCTAATTTGAGGAACTAATTCACCTAACTCCCCTGCCATACCACTAAATGTCTTAGCTGTATTTCTTACTGCTGATTCCAGACTCATACCTGTAGCCTCTGCTAAATCCATAGCAACAGGGATTATTTCTTTTATTTTTTCCTCAGTAAATCCGATTGATGCTAAAAATCCCATCTGTGCTATTGTAGCCTCATCTCCAAACCTAGTAGTCATTTGAAGGGCAGATGCTTGGTCTAGTAGTGCCTGTGATGTTCTACCTAGTGCAAATTCTAGCTGTTTCTCAGCTTGTTCTTGAATACCTGCAAGTTCTGCTGATTTCATTATTCCATTAATAAGTCCAGAAGTACCAAAATAAGCGACAGAGGCATTTAAAACACTTCTACCAAGTTTTTTAATAGAACCATCTAATCCACCAATATCCTTCTGTGCTTTTTTAGCACCCTGTGCTGATACTTTTATATTAACTCTTTGATCTGCCATCTTTTTCCTGTTTATGCCTTACTGCTGATGCAAGTTCATTCTTAATAATAGTAAAGTAATCAAGTTTAATTGCATCAGTTTGATTAAGTGTTTTTCCAAGTGGGATATGGTAATCTTTGACATAGTGATATTCATTGATATAAGCAAAATAAGACTCATCCAATATATATTTAGGATTTGCAAAAAGTGGCACAAGGTAATATAACTCCTGTCCAAGTGTTCGCTTTGGATCATGAGCATCAACCACATCTTTAACTGTTTCCCAAATATCATCTATTGTATTATAATCCCTAAGTTTTCGAGTGATGGGGTTTAAGCATGAGTAGGGGAGGATTAATTGTTCGTGTGAATCGGGTTGAAAAAACCAATACCACACAGCATAGCTCAAACCCCATCGGATTTTTTTTGGTTATCAGACAAACCTAAATACTCGCTCATTATCTGAGTAAGTATTTTTAACTGCACCTCATAAGGATATTCTTTAAGTGAGTTATCTGGATCATTAAAAGCTATCTCTGCTGTATGTCCTAATAGTAGATTGAATTTCTTTTGTGAAACATTATCTGTGCCATTAGCATATACATCAGCAAACTCCCCCTGTAATCCCAACCTATCTACATAAGAGATAGGCTTGATCTGTATGATATGACCATCAACTTCTATTTTCATTTCCTCCCCTTGCTATTAAGTTGCTATAATAGTTACCAAAGCACCAGAACCATCTGCTGTAGCTTGAAATGGTAGATTGATAAATACACCATTTTCATTAGCTGTATCTAGCTCATGTCCTGTGAATTTTGCAGTAGGTATATCAAAATCAATACTAGAACCATCTCCAAGTGATACATTTGTGCTAGTACCACCTAAAAAGTTATTTACCATAGTAACTGAATTATCATCCATCTTTACAGATATATTACCTGTTACATTGATTTGACCACCTCTATTATACGACTCTGGTTCTCCTGCTATACTATTAACTGTTTTAAAACCTACTCTAGTAGCAGGATTAGATATAGTGAGATCAAAAGAATTAGCTAATACATTTGCACCACCTAATGTTTGTGTTGAGCAATCAAAAAACCCTTTAGTGTAACCTACTGTTGTAGCATCTGGTGATGTTGCCTCTGCACCTATTACAGGCTGATAACCAGAGAAAAATGTACCACTTGCTGTAAGCCTTCCACCATTTGCTGTAGGATTCATTGATAAAGTAAGTTCCTGTAATATAGATGAAAACATCAATCTGTCTTTATCTGCATCTGGACTACTTATCACCACACACGCATATTCTCCTGTACTAGCACCCTCTGCGTATGATACTGTTCCTTGATTACCTAATATCTGTGCTGTTCCATCAGGACTCGTATCTTCTGTAACTAATTGTAATAAAAGCTGTAATAAAGCCTCATTTTCTACAATATAATCACTAAATGACCACGAATATGTACCACCACCTCTTACAGCGATATGGTCTGTTGGTCTAAGTACCCTTTGTCCTGTTCTTTCTACAGGAGTTAATTGAACACCTGCACTAAAGTCAATATCATTAACCTGTGCAAGTCTCATTTTGTACAATGTGCCACTTACATCATTAGTGCCTAAAGCATCAGACTGTAATGATATGTAAGCCTCAAATTGTTTACCCGAATATGTTGCCATTATTTCTTACCTTTCACTTCCTCGATATATTTACCACTAATTAATGCACTAGGAGCATCATCCAATTCAACTTCCTCACCCCTCTCAAAGGCTTGGAAATTATCTTGCCCCAACCCTTGATAGTTGTTCATCGCATCTAATTCGTGAAACTTATCTGTTTTAATATATTTCATTATAAAGCCTCTAAGTTTGTACAGTTAAATGTTAATAATGCTCTTACTTTGCTTTCATCTTCCTCATCTCTTTCGTACTCGATTGATTCAACTTCACCACCATGCCAAGTAGTATCATTATTAGCATTGTTATCTGGTGCAAATAAGCGTTTAATATGTTCTGCTACATTTGCCACCTGTTTAAAAGTATTTTCTGTATAATTACCACCTGTGTTTAATTCATAAGATATTAGGATCGTATAGGTTCTAGTCTGCCCTTTACTTAACACTTCTAATAAGTTATCACTTACAGGCTGTATAAATATCGAATGATTTCCCTCGTGTCCATCATAGGTAATTGGGATTGCCATTTCTTTTGCAATTATGTGATGAACCGAATCCATCACTTCAAATATCTTATTGCTATAGTCTATCATACACGCTCAAGATGTGAGATTTTAATCGGGGTATCACTCTGCCCTATCTCTCCAGAGATTTCCATTTCCCAAGTATCATTCAAGGTGAGTACACCTGCTGAGAATCGTACATACATTCCTCTGCCTACATGATCCCATCCACCTGTTACTATTTCATCCTCTACCATTTCATCTACCTGTAATCCATCTGAACTACTACCAAAAGTTGAATATTTAACTGTGGATTCTGTGCCTCTGGCCAGAGTTCCTGCTGTTGTAATCTTTATTTTAATTAAATCCCATCTAGCTGTAGGTCTGCCACGAACATCCACAATATCTGATGTTGTAGAACCATTTACAGATACTCTTCTCACTATGCCTTTGTTTTTTTGTAAGGATTCTTGTTGGCTTATGGTTATCTCACCACCTCTTAATCTATCTAAAAAGCCTGTATTATCTTCATTGGTTACTTTAGCCATTAATCTATTGGATAGCTCCTCATCATAGGATTCTGTGATAAAACTAGCACACACATACGCTGTGCATCTTACAATGAGTTCTGGGTAGTCATTACCTGTTGCTGATGCGTTTCCAACACCCTTTCTAGGATATATAGGTGTACCCCCAGACATACTTCTGACAAAATCAGAGGCTCTGGCAATATTCTTAGTAAGATTAGCATCTTGATCTTCACCAAACTCCCACACACTTCCATTAAGTGTATTAGCACTTCCACCATTTATATAATATTCCAACCTTCCATCAGCCTCTACATATCTCCATTGATTATCTGATGAAGGCTCAGAACCATGCTCTGCACCCAAATCCTTACCATCTTTAAATAAAACGCTGTACCCACTACCACCTGCTGAATGGAGATAAAATAGGTGTGTTGTACCAGATGCAACCCAATTAGGAGCTAATATAGATCGTTGATTATACTTACCTAGCTCTGGAAGAATTGCTTTTACATCTGATTGTGAACAATAGGATGCCTCGTATGTACTCATTTAAGCCTCATTTTGATTAAAGTCTAAAACTTCAAACTCTGATAAGTTCTGTAATCTATATATCAATTCAGCAACTTCTCCTGTTGTTTTAGAACTTGGTGATATTAAATCTGTTAGTGTGATCTGTCTAGCTAACTCAATACACTTATTTAAACTGTCAAATGTATTTAATAGCTCTATTTCATCATTCATTACTTGCATAAACTTTGTTGGTCTATCCATTTATAACTTCTCCCCAGACAGTTGCCTGTCCTTTTACAATTTCAATAGTATCTACTTGAAAATTTCCTCTTGGTTTATCAAACCATGTAACAATACCAAAAGCATGATTCCAATTATGTAATCTACCCTTTAGCCATTTGTTTTTTTCTGCACTCATATCCTTTAAGCAACCCATTGACCACGCTCCTATTGTACCAGAATCCAATTTAGTAAGCGTATGCCGTTGTATATCGTGAGTGTGTCCATAAACAATATTAGCTCCATAAGCCTCCAGATGTTTTTTTGCATGATATGTAGTTGCATACGCACCATGTATAAAATTTACTTTTCCTAATTTTAAAGGTTGATTGTAACTCAAGTATTTATAACCTCTTTCATCCCATCTACACGCTTTTCTAAAGGTGTAATCTTTCATATATGGGTACTTCTCAACAAATCCATAGGTAAGCCACTCATCATGATTTCCTGCACAAATATAGCGTTCTACGCACCCTATTTTATCAAGAACAGCATCAAACTGATCTATACCTTCATTGACTTGTTCTATTTCCTCATCAATTAAAGGCAGTTGATATTCCAGAGGTGGTAATTTTTTACCTTTGTATCTCCATGCTGAAACAGTTTCCCACTCACCCACATCACCTAAGTTTATAAATATATCTGGTTTAATAAGCTCTAAGGCTTGTAAAACCACATTTACAGCACTTTGATCATGTATCGGGAAGTGTTGATCTGGTATTACTATTGCTCTTTTCAAAAAACTATTTTCTCCCCCATCTTTTATTTGGTTTTTTAGGACATTTAGCCATTAGCTGTATCCTATTTTCCGTTGTGGCTAAACCACAATAACTAAAATCTTTTTCCTCCGTTGCGAAAGCACAAATCCTTTCTATCTTAATACAATGGTCAAACAATTAATCCATCAACTCAAAATGCACTAAGTCATCAAATGAATTATCCTTAGTAGTTCTTCTGTTTTCACTTAAACTAGAATCCGACCAATCTCCACCCCATCTAACATTTATATTCATTTGACTAGCTATCCCTAAAACAAACCCACCTAAATAATGAAAATCATCCCTAGCGTTCCAATCAATCGGATAAGGTGCAATATCCACAGCCTTACCTTGCACATGCTTACCAAACTTAGTTTTACTCTTCCCTTGCTCTACAAGCATATTCTGCCTTTCCTGCGATCTTTTTCCTTCGATTACTGTTATATCAAAATACTTACAAACTTGCTCTAAAAGAGCAATTAAACGGCTATCTACACCCTTCAAACGCTGTTTTGATCTCCTACCTAGCTTAGGCATTACTTTTTCTTTCTTTTTTTAGATTTAAACATTGATTTATTTTTCTTTGGTGGTCTGCCCCTTTTACTTCCGTATGTTCCTTTTCCTCTTGGCATTATGCTCTCCTAACTTTCTTTGCTACTCGTTTAGTATAACTTGCTCTAGTCCTTCCCTTTTTGGTTGCCTCTCGTTTCTTACGATTCGTGTAGGCTTTCTGACCTTTGGTTAAGGACTCTCTTACTTTTTTAGGTAAGTATCTACCTCTTTTTGCTCTGGGTTTTTTAGCATCCCCTTTACTAACATAACCCCAATCCTGTTTGCTCCACTTTGTAAGTGAATTACTAGCTGTTTTCCTACCCCTGTAACCTCCACCTGCTTTTTTATATCTTGCTGTTGCTAGTTGTGCTTTCCTTGCTGTCCATACACCTCTTTTGCCACCCTTGCTACCTGCTTTAACTCTTGATACAATGCCTTTCCATAGTTTTGGTTTTGTACGCTTAACTGCCATTATTTTCTTCTGGTCTTAGAAGGACTCCATTTAACTTTATTTGCCCACCATGCAGGACTTAGCTTACCTCTGGCTATATTCTTACGATGTCTAGCCTTAAATGCCCTTCTCTGAGCTACTGTCATATTTGTCCTAACTCCCTGCTGTCCAAATCGGATTAACTTTGTTCGTTTCCCAACTTTAGCCAACACAACATGACTTTTAGTTTTATGCTTGGGAGTTCTTTTAGGAATATTGAACCCCCTAAGTCCAAAGCGTTTTAGTCTAGGATCACGAGCCATTATTTTTTAGCTATATCCTCAAGTACATCAGTAATCCAATCTACTAGCTTTTCTAAAAGCTCCTGCTCTTGCTCTTCATTTAAGAATGGTAGATTTATTTTTTTATTTATTTTTGTAGCTAATTGTTCTTTTAATTCATCTGACTGTATATATCCAATAAACTCATCTTGATACTCATCCACGATATGATCTTTAGCCTTATCAATAATCTTAGCTAATACTGCTTTTTTTAACATCTATATCTCCCTTATTTTTTTGATTTTATATCCTAAATAGATAATGGTCATAATCGCTACGACACATTGTAATATTAAACTGATGCTAGTAAGTGATAAGCCATAATTAGCCATACTTACTGTTGCTACTTTAAGACTATCCATTGTTTCTTAACCTGTCTAATTCTTTTTCTAAATATTCAATTCGTTGATTTTGCCTTATATCAGCAGGTATTTCAGCATTTTGATTGTTTTCTGCATCTTCTTCCATTCTGCTAATATGCTCCTCATTCATAGCTACTTGATACTCCAAAAAAGATATGCGAGTATTAAGCTGACCATATCCCCAGACCATCGCACCAATTAATCCAACTGCTTGGATCAGCATTGGTAAGCTAATGTTAAGACTGCTGTTATCTGATATGGGTTTATTTGAACTCATTTTGTATTACCGTTAATACGACCTTTTAAATAAGCAAGGTCATCTGATAACTGTCTCCAGAACTCTTCTCTCTTTTCATCGGATTTATTGGTTCTATCAATAAGTTTAATATTAACTTGCATAGCTGAATCCTGAACAGACTCCATTTTATGAATAGATTGCTTTATCTCTTCTAAATCATCACTCTGCTCTTTCTGGCTTTGTATAAGGTTATAAATCATAAATCCGAAGAGTAATGCAATAAAACCTGCACTACCCAACTGAAGATACAAATCTGCTAGTTCAGTCATTTATTTTTCCTGTCATTTTCATAAATTCTATATAATTGTTTAAATCTTGCATTATTTTCGTTTCTTTCTTTTCTTTCCCCAACTTAATGGGTTCAGATTTAACTCTTTTTCGTACCATTCTAATTGTTCCTGCATGTGTGCAATTTTAACTTCTTCTTCATGGATATGTTTTTCCATCAAAGCCTTTATCTCAGCATTAGCTGATTCCAACTCTCGCTCAACAGACTCAAGTCTCGACATAAGCGAATAGAAACTGTAAATAATTGAACCGAATACCAGAAAGGTATTAAGCAAAAACCTAAGATTGACATGGAGTATAGCGTTATCCCCAAGTATAGATCCGTTGAAACTTTTGTAAGTTTTTTTCTCACTCACAACTTCTCTGGTATATCTAACCCACCAACTGACCAACCACCATCACATCCGATTAATGTCAGCATAACAAGTAATGTTCCTAAAGTTCTTACAATGATAAATATGTAGTCTGTTTTGCTCATGGTTTGTAATACTTATAAAAATCTTCTGGATTCTCTTGATCCACTACAATAAAAATAGGACTTACAATCGCATTACCTGTTCCAGAACCCCCTATAATAGCGTACAAATATCTACCTTCTTGGTATGGTGATTTAATGGTGTCATTATCAAACAAATGCAGAAAGCTAGTATCACTAAAAACAGGCACATAAGTACCTTCTAATATTTCATCTGATTCTATTCTGCGATTATCGTTGTAGTCTGTTACTTCACCGATGCTACTTGTTCTATGTGGTTGGCTTGGGAATCTACCCATGCCATTGATCTCTACCTGTTGATTGTACCACATCTGGGATGCCTTTACTATCTTCTCCAGATTCGCCTTAGTCTGCTTGGCTTTAGCTCCCTCACCGATACGACTAAAAGCAGGAGCAGAGGTAGTTGCCAGAGTAGCCATGATAGCCATAGTAACTGCGAACTCAGCAAGACTGTTTCCCTTTTTACTGCAAACACAATTATAAATACAACTGCACATATTACTCAATAGATGAAGTCCATTCATCACCAGACAATATATCCATTATCTGAGCGTGTGAATATTTATCATAAGAACTAAACATGGCAGGATCATTGTCTGTATCATTATCACAAGCAAACTTCAGTAGTGCTTTAGAGCTGTCTCCCTCATCTCCATTATTCTTTCTAAGCGTTTCTTTGCTTGATTGTATTGCATTACCGATAAGTGCATTAGATACAGGGATAGCTCCTAATAGCTCTGCTTTGCTCATATCTGAGGTATATTCATAGCCATAGGTGTCCATCCATGATTTTATCTGTGCGATTGTATTTGAGTCTGTAGGA